GTCACAGAAAAAGAAATCTAAAGCCTGATTAAAACAGTACACCCTGAGTTTCTACATATCCTGAAGCGTCATAGCGCTTAGACTCGCCTTTAGGATATGGCTCTATTTCATAATTTAGTTTCTTTTGTAGGCGCTTCTTTTGTAATTTGCTACCTGTAAATATGATGTAGCGATGTTTACGATCTCTATCTTTGTGATAAAAACGATCACCATATTTCTCTTGTATCGCTTCTAACGTCATACCTTCTGACAATGTTTTGCTATGTAAATGCTCTAACCCTTTGACTGCCCAATCGACTCTTGCTTCAGACAATCCTGTATATAAAAAGTTAGTAGCTTGATAAATGTAGCCTACATGACCTTGACCAGTATCAGCATAGCTTACAACAATAGAAGGCTTGGGTAGTAATTTTAACGACTGACTTACTAAGTAAGATGCGCTGTTAGGCTTTGGAGAATCCAAAATAAGACGATTTAACTCTAAAACCCTGTCTTTGTATTCCTCACCACAAACTCCTGTACACAATGAAGGACTAGGAGGTGATCCATAAGTACACACACCAACGAGATTGTTATCATCATACAAACCAAACGCATACGATATTGAAGGTATACGCTTGGCATAGTGTCTGTTTAACAACCATGTTTTAGTTTCATAGTTTTGTATAGGTAATACTTTCAAAATAAAATTCCTTGTGTTTCGATGCTCTGCCCTACATCATAATTACGATTATCACGTTTAGGATATGGCAAAACTTTTAACTTTAGATTGCTTTTAGCTTTCCTTTTAAAAGTCTTGCTTCCAGTCATAAAGATATAACGATGCTTTGGTAGAATCTCTACTTTAGTTAATTCTAGTTTTTTAACTATGTCATTCGGACATGGGATCATTTTGTAATTAGTCATAACGTCATCATATTCATCAGATAACTTTAATAACTTTTTTAACTTCATCCAATCATCAACTTTAGGAAAACTAAATCCTGCGTCTGTTCTGAACCAATGAGCGCAAGTGTCTTTATAACCAAACTCTTTGTCTAGTTGTTTAGCTGTCCATTTACCCTTGTAAGATTTGAGATAATTAGCTAGATCAACTTTATTAATGTTTTCCTCTGCAACTCTACGTTTAACTAACTTAGCATTTAGTCTGTTGTTTTGTTGATAATGTCCAATGTTTCTAAAATGAAATTCTTCACCATTCTTATCAATTAATTTAGTTGTGTTTGCAGACAATCCAGTATAAATAAAATTAGTAGCTTGGTATATGTACCCATTGTGACCAACATTAGCATCAGCAAAAGACACAACTATGTAATCATCAGGCAACATTTTTAACGTCTGAGATACAAAATAAGACAAAGAATTCTTAGGTAGATCATCTTCTGTAATCAATCTATTTAATTCTATAACTTTGTTTTTGTAAGTTTTTCCTGAAATACTCTCAGCTAACGTACTGCTTGGTGGCATACCATACGTGCATATACCAACAAGCATGTGATCAATGTAAAGTCCAAAGGCATACGAAATAGATGGCATACGTTTAGCATAATGCTTTTTTAATAGCCATTCTTTTGTTTCATAATGCTGTATTGGACTGACAATCATATTGTTTTTAAAACTTTTCTCAATAAGTATTGCTCATAAGTTTTTACATCTGTATTTTTCTTTGTGCCTTTGACCTTATCACGATCAATTTTTCTAGGTTGTCCACCATTAGACGCTAAGTAAGGCGCAAAAATTACATCAGGATCGTCACTACGATTCAATCGTTGCCTTGCGGCGCTTTCACTAATCTGAATTTCATCAGCTACTTCTCTACAAGTCACTTCTTGACCATCAGAGAGTTTGTATTTTTTGATTCTGTGTGCATTTCTCATTGTATGTACACCTCATATTGTGCGAACCACAATGCAATGTAGAGCGCTGATCCTGTAATAACCCATAAGCACATATGCTTTATGATCTTAAAACAAGTAATAATATCTTTCATCATTTCTTTTCTCCAATTAACGTGTTAATAAGTGCGTTTCGTGTAGTAGTGTAAACTTCTAGGCGCTTTTCTAATTCTTCATAGCCTTCAGACTTATCGACAAGAACGCTAAGAATGTCCATAGCTCTGCCGCCTGTCAATTCGCCATCACAAAAAGCCATCAATTCTTCATCAGTAAATTTATTTTTTTTCATCAGGTAAACCTAGTGACATTAGGAGCATGACTAAACCCATAGAGATTAGACAAGCTCCTATTAAAACAATTACTGGTACAAAAGTTTCAAACAATAAGGTCATAAATTTCATCCACTATAGTTGACATTTTCTTACGTCTGTCAATCTCATAATTGTATTTACGACAAACTTTCTCTAATGACTCTTTTGTAAAGTTGTCGTTCATGTACTCAATGTTCAATGACCTACTAATGTATGGCTTGTACCTGTCTAACTTACGATTAAATATACTCATAATATTTACTCCTTAATATCAATTGTTTTGTCTGTTAAAAACCCATCACACATTCTTGGGTATTCCGTTTTACAAATTATCTGTCCCGGATCATCATCAAGCACATTAGGTGGTATGAGTAATGGATCATGTTCAGATACTCTGTCTGTGAATGCACTACAGCCTGATAAAACAAGTGCTAGTGCAAATATTTTAAAATGGGATGTCATCTTCAAACTCCTCCTCTGTCGCAACAGGTTGTATTTTTGGTGCATCAGACGGAAATGCAGTTTGTGGTGGTGTCTGTTGTGCTTCTTTGTTTGGTTCTTTTCTTGATAGAACACGAAACTCTGAACCAAAGCCACCAAGTTTTATTACAGTAGAGTATTTTGTAACACCATTATGTTCGTACTTCTTAGTGTTTATCTCGCCCTCTACGTACACCTGAGTTCCTGTATCGAGATCAAGTTTCTGAATTGTTTCAGCTAACTTGTTCCATACATCACACGTATGATATTCAGCTACTGATTTGCGTTCTCCAGTAGTGCGATCATTCCATGTTTTATTTGTAGCTAATTTCACTCTTGCTACAATACCACCATTTTGTAATTCTTTAAACTCAGGTGGTTGAGTTAGATTGCCTATAAGCATTGCTTTGTTTACCATTACAGCTCCTTAAAAATTAAATTAGGTGGTTACTTACGGTAACCAATCGGACTTGTTTGTCTTTAACTAAGGAAGGCTTGGAGAACCTCCCACACAGCGTAGGAAAGTCAATCCTCTGTGTTCTTCTGTTTCTCAACAAAGTCTTTAGCAAGAGCAACATTTTTATCATGTTTAGCTTTAGCCTTCTCTTTGCTTTCCAACGACTTGCGTTCTTTACGTTCAGCCATGTACTCCAAGTGTTCAGGAGTTAACGCTAGTTTAACTTTAGTAGCTAACGCTTTATCACCTCTGTAATCTTTCTCAACTTCAGTAATACCTTGCTCATCATCTTGCTCAATAGCTATCATTAACTTAGATGACAAACTCTCAGACTTGTACTCCAACAACTCATTAGCTTTTGCATTAGCTTCTTGTTGCTCTATTGCATTCTTAACTTCATCGTATGTCGCAACTGAGTTTGTGATACCAATACCCATCATACCAAGCGCCCTACCAACTGCACTTGTTTCACACACCTCTACAAAAGAAGTAGCATTAATATGATTCTTGCTCTTTTCTTCGTGAGCCATGCCAGTAGCTACTAACTTGCCATCAACATGGATTGTAGTCTTGCACATAATCGACTCACCATCAAAAAATACATGATCCGTATTAATACTAGCGTGTTCGTAATGCTTACGAAAGTATTGTAGCCTAGTCTTAACCATTACATATTCAGACTTACCCAAAGGTATTGACTCAAGTAATGGTAAACCGTATTTGTCTAATTGCTGTTCCATAATATCTCCTTAATTTTTGTGATAAGAGTTTTTTCTTTCTCTTGTTTGAAAGAAACCTTGATGTTGTGGGAAGTCATCCATAAACTTTCTAGCGTAATGTGAAATCCAACCATCATCAATTTTATAATCGCCTTCACCTGAGATCATAGTTTCCCATCTGATCCTGTGAAATATAGCTTTTGCAGAATAATATTTCTTTCTTTGTGTAGCCATATTTGTAAACTTAACAAACAAGTCATAAATCTCAGGGTGATTTTTATGATATTCATTAAAGTTTTCTTTAGTCCATTTGCCATGCATATTATTTTGCATTGCAGTTATAACTTCACCATCATCGTATTCACCACCTTCCCAGTCATACTCATCTTTAGTAGCATAAGACCTTTCTACTCCATTAATATCAGCCATTATTTATTTCTCCCTAATTGTAAATCAAAAGACAGACGATCCTTTAACACCATGTTGATGTCATCAGTAAAGTCATAATCAAAATCTTCTTCGTAATCCTGATACTTACCATAGACCATAGCAGAAAACGTGAAATATCGAAGATTTACCACTTTGTTAATAGCATAAGCTAATGTTAGTACGTCTTGTACTGCAACTTGTTCAGTTACATCATCAACCATATGCTCAACTTCTATAATGATCCTTTCAACTTGATCCATGCATTCGTCACGAGCATCATCCTTGTTAGATTCCCATTGAGTTGAGAATGCTTCAGCTTGTTGTAATTCTTGTTTGGTTTCCATAATTTCTCCAAGTAATTAAAGTGTCTAGTATATATTAATATTGATATAGCAATATACTAATTTTGATATAACTTCCATTTCTTTCTAAAAGTTGTTTGTAAGACTGTTCGCAACTGCAAGTCAGAAAGTCTGATCATAGTTACAAAGAACTTGACTACACCATCTTGACCATCAGTCTTGCCAAGTTGTATTACTCGCCATGCTTCATAACCACCTTGATAGTAAACTCTACCAACACAAATCTCAGAGTCACCAAAATGAAAATCATCTTCATCTAGCATACGTTCTTCTTCTTCGATTCGCTCGTCAATAATAGATTCAAAACTTCTCATTACTTTTCCTCCTTAATTACTATGCTATGTAATTTTTTATATGCTCTTATTAAATCTTCATCTGATCTTTCGTCAAGATGAATCGCTTGAAGTAATTCAAATACTTCATCAAGTGTTAGTGCTACCGTAACCATTACACTACCTCCACATTTAATTGACGTAATTTTCTTTTAACAGAGAGCCAAGATTTAGTTTCTAAAACCCATTCATCTAAACCAAGACATATTTCATATCTATGAGCATGTTTGTGATACCAAATCTCAAGGTCTTGACCATCTTTGGCAACTAACACAACTACGTTAGCAACAGCATCACGATACCTATCAGCATTATGTAATGTATCTTTAATAACATCAAAGCTGTAAATTGTTTTTTCAACATTCATGATTACGCCCCCCAACTAAAAGTACGTGGTAAAGAGTCTTGCCAAAAGTGACCAAGACCAGTTTGATCTTCAGGAAGATTTTTGATTTTGTTTTCTTCAACTGAAACCATGCAACCACAATCGTCACATGAAAACTTAACCCATTCCTTAGATTCTACTTCTTCGCCTTTAACGTAGAATTTGTAGCTACTAAGGTTATCGATTGTTTCTTGAACGATCTCTTGAGGATCAGACAATTTAGACTCGATAAGGTTGTCTACGAACAATTGAACTAGGCTAGAAACTTCTTGCCTTGTTGCCATCTTACGAGTGATCTTGCCATCAATAAGATTCTTGATGTGATCACGTTGCTCGTCTGTTAATGTAATTTTAATATTTGTGTTCATAACTTCTCCAAGTTTGTAGGGGGTTTCCCCCCTTGTTAAAATTAGCTATAAAGATCGTTGTCTAAGTTAGTGATCTCGTCTAGCTCATCAAAAAGATGATCGTGTTGACCATAGTAAAACTTGCCATGTATTGACTCAGTTTCTCTGTCGATTCTAGCTTTAAGCTCTTTGTCAATTTCGACAAGTCTGTTCATGTCGTTGAAAATGTTTCTGAAATCGTCACTAATTTCAGCGTAAAGTTGAGCTATTGTTTTAACTGATCCGAAAGAAGTTGAAGCAACTGCGATAAGATCAGGATATTGATCAACCTTAAAACAGTAGTGTCCAAACGCTTGATCTAAGATTGTTGTTTCGTTTTTAGTAAGATTATTAAAGTACATAGTTTTCTCCAAGTGTGTGGGGAGCTTTGCTCCCCTTGTTAAAATTATTGTTCTAGTTGGTAACCTTTTTTTACAGCTAATTGCTTTAAGTGATAAAGTGCTGCATAACCTTTTTCAATATCATTAAAAAACAATCTTAGAGTGTCACCGTTACGTGGGTAGTCAGCTAAAGATAGATCATAATTAATTCCGTGACTTTCTAAATAATCTTCAGCATCACGACTGTATGAAGGTTGATCACCATCCATAAATTGGTGCATAGTCACTTCAGCTAATTCGTTTGGAATTTTGATTGAGTATTTATTTTCTTCAACATATCCATAAACACCGTGCAAAAGCTCAAGAGGTGAATCCATTAATTCATCGTATGCTTCTGTATATTTTTCTATATCTACTAAACTTCTCATTGTATTCTCCAAGTTGTTTTAAAAAGTGTCGATTTGTTATCCTCGACACAGATCATTATATACTAATATTGGTATACGTGTAGACTTTCGACATAAAATAATTAAGCCTATTGGAATAGGGGTTGTAGAGGGTTTTAGCGTTGTATATTTACATGTAAAAAGAATTTTTTTCACAAAATTAAAAAAAAAGATCACAAAACCTGTGTATCATTTTAAGTCTTGGTTTAGCGTTTTTTGAGTAGATCAGAAAGCGAAAACCCCTAGAGTGGATAAGCTCTAAGGGTTGTCTAAAACTGGTGTTTGCCCCACCGTTCTGTGAAAGATTATACCATCTTAGGACTTCTTGGCAAATATCAGGATGCGAAAGGTGATATGTCGAGTTAAATACTTCACTCACACCTTAAAAAAGAGATTCAGTTATGCGTTCCAAGAGGCTGTGGATTGATGTTAGATTAAGAAGGTTTATACTGGTATCCACCTTGAACCGATAAAGAAAATCTAGCGCAGAGTTACAGATGGCTGAGTACGGATCATACCGTAGCAATGAACTCTGACTTGTTTGACTATGATTGAAACAAGCTCGGATGATACTGCGATGCGCTTTATACCGATGAGAATCTCTAACTTAGATTAACGTCTAGGTTGGGGATTACTTGCACGAAACTCTCAGCTCCACAGCATTACCCGATAAGTTAAAAGCTCTTGATCTTAAATGAGCGTTTAGCTCGGCTCTTTTAGAAAGTGAGTCGCTGAAAGCGAAATATTAATTGAAACCAATTCAGAACTATGTACTAATATTGATATAATTATATTATTCTATTACTTTTTTTTATTATGTCTAAGATTATTTATTACGAATCCATACCACGAGAGCTTGAAAGACTTCAGATCACACAGAAAGAAGCAGCTAAGATGTTAGGATTGTCACTTAGTGGTTTTACATCTAGGATTGCATCTAACAAACCTATCACACATTGGATGATATATGGACTAGCCAATTATTTAGAGCCAACTAAACCTAGAAAACGGATAAAAAAATATGCCAAAGAAACTTGATCATACTGAAAGAAAAAAACTTATTAATACAATACGAGATGTTCTAGCAACAATTGAAGGCATAGAGGACACAGAGTTACAAAACAAATTGTGTGAACAAATAATTATGTTGTGTGATCAAATG